CATTTACTACACGGTCGGCTGGCGGTTGGCGACAGGCGACTCGTTCGCCTGGAAAGCACGCAACGGACTAGGCATGGTGACAGAGTTATGGCCATTGCCGTCGCAATGGTGTCACGCGATCCCGAGCGAGACCGAATTTATCAGTCAGTACAAAGTCGAGGGCGTCTGGGGTCAAGAGGTCTATTGGCCTGCGAAGGACATCATTCATATCAGCGATCCGAACCTTGACTGGTCGGGCAGCGGCCGATACTACGGGCGTCCGACGATGGGTGCGGCCGGGACGATGATCGACATCGAGGAAGCCATGATGAGCCGGATGCTCAATTGGTTCCAGAACTACGCACCGCCAGGCATGGTCTTTAGTGGGGCCGAGGGCATCGGGCCAGACCAGATATGGCAGTTGTATCAGGTATTGGCGGAACAGCACGCACTGAACGAGACGAGCGGTCGGCCGTTCGTGGTGCCGGAAGGTTTCAAACTGGAAACCGGTGCGATGACCGGGCCGAAGGAGATCGACTATTCGGGGCAGCTCAAGACAACCTTAGAGATGATACTGGCTGTATTCGGCGTGCCGCCTGCTATCGCTGGAATTGTGAAGGACGTGAACAGGGCCAGTATGCAAGGATCGATGATTGCATTTTGTGAGTCAACGGTAAACCCGTTATTGCTACACTTGTCGCAGCACCATACTCAGAACCTAGCACGCGAGTTCGATGAGAAGCTCATTGTCCGTTTCCCGCCATGCACGGTGGACGACGTAGAACAGATGCGTAAGAGCTTCGAGACTGCGGCCAAGGCGGGAGCGGTAACGCCGAACGACATCCGAGAGGAGATGCTGCGGATGCCTGTGTACCTGACGGGCGGAGACCGACCGTTGGTTCAAGGAGCACAGGTCGAGGCATCGTTTGGGAATATCGACGAGGTGGTATTGGCCGAGGAAGCGGCGGCCAAGGAAGAGAAAGATCGAGCGGCCAAAGAGGAAGCGGCTGCCAAGCTGGAGGCGATACGAGCTGCTCGGAACAATGGAAATGCCGATGAAGCGGGTCGTGGTCAGAGCGTCACGGACGAGAACGAGCTGGCGGCAAATGGGAAGCCGCCTAAAGGGAAAGCCAAGACAGCCAAGTCGCATGAGGACAATGGCTCGTTGGATACGAGACGGCAAGCGATATTGGACACAGTGGACATTCTGTTGCGACGTCGGCAAGGGATCAATGTCGTAGACGACTAACGGCAAAGGTTGGTCCATGATCGAAACAGTCAACGAGATCGAGCTGGCCTGCTCTTGCTGTCTGGAATTACAGGACGCCGAGCTGCCTTTGGATCTCTTGCCTGTGGCGTATGACGACGCCTCGTGGCTATCCAAGCGAACGAAAGCCGACACCCATTTGCTCGCTTTAGTCTCTGTCGGCTGTTTATCTATTGAGATAAGGCTGGCCAAAGCGACCAAAGCATTCCTGGCCTTGCATGGCAAGTGGGAGACGAAGGTCGCCGACGCCTTGCACCGTGTCATGCGGCGGATGCAGGCGGACGTTAAAAGGCGGATCTTGGACTTCCAGAGCCTAGAGCCGAGCCGTATCCTACCCAAAGGCAAGTGGTGGAGAGCTGCTCGTCAGGCCGTCCTGGGACCGCTCACACAAGCTGCGTTTGAGTCGGCTAGAGAAACACTCAGGGACTACAATAGTCGCAGACTACGCAAGCAGGACGACCTATCGTGGTCAGATAGCGGCGACGTGCTCATTGCGATCCCGCCAGATGCCAAGGCTGCGATGGCCGACGGCATCTCTGAGACGATGGGCAAGGACTACTGGATGGCATGGGAGGATACGACTCGGGCGAGCGTGTTCCAGACTATTACGACCGGCATGGACGCTCACCTGAACTTGCTGCAGATCGCCGACACAATGGACGATGCCTGGGCGTTCGACTACAAGCGGGCGATGCTGGTAGCAAGGACCGAGTGTACTGGGGCCTTGAATTCCGCGCATAACGCCATCAGCCACAAGCTGATCGAGGACCCGAAGTCGATTGTCAATGGCAAGGAGTGGCTCTCGATCATCGACAACGATACGCGGCCTGCACATAGGGCGGCCAACGGACAACGAGTGCTGAAGCTATCCAATGGCGCTTGGGTGGTTCAGGACGCGGAAGGCAACCAGATCGGTACGGGCGATAGGTTTATTCTGGGTGATGAGCGGGCGAGGTATCCGGGAGACCCGAATTTGCCTGCAGGTTTCCGCGTGAACTGCAGATGCACACAGATTTCCCTCTTTGAGGGCGAGCTAGGCGAGGGAGCGGCTGCGGCGGAAGAGTCTGTTACTGAGCGAGTAGAGTCTGTACCTGATATTCCATTGCCGGAAGTGCCGATAGTGACTGAACGGCCGATGCCGTTGTTGCCTGTACCGAAACCGTTGGTGCAACCAAAGCCGCCGCCACAGATGATAGCTCCCAAACCAGCACCGACTATTTCTCCTGCGGCGGAACGAGCTGCCGTCAGTCCATTTCAAGGAGTACTTGCTGAGGCAGACGTTGCTGTTCTGCCACGTACAGGACCATTGGGACAAGTTGTTGTGTCTGCCGAGACTCGCCTATCGCGGCTTATGCAAGAGCGAGTAGCGAGCACGTCAAACTATAAGACATGGGAGTCAAAGAACCTACAAGATGCTCTGGCAAGGTTCAGCAACCAAGCACAAGCATTAAAGGCGTCAATAAAGACTCAAGCGACCGAGGCGACTGAACAGAGACTCGTGGCGGTGAGAGCCAAGATCGCAGATATCCGAGAGGAGATAACGCGTCGCAAAGACATTTACTCTGTAATGGCTCAAGCACAGTCGGCTGCAGAATCAGCTCGTCGAGGCAAGATAGCATTGCAGGAGGGAGATGTTGCAAGGCTGCTCTCGTCTCCTGGCGACGTGTATATTGATGCCGGATGGCATCCAAGCAAAGGACCGGCTCCATACAGTCCTGAGTTATTCATCACGAGTGACATCAGCGGCAAGCCGATCCGCCATTACGTGAAATTGCCAGACGGACGGATCTGTCATCCAGACGAATTGAAACAGGCACGCAGTAGAGGAAATGTCATCATCATTGGCGATGTCAAGGTTCCGAATATTGACTGGACGACGTGGTTAGTGGAGTAAGTCTGATGCCTCGTCGCTACTGCGAGATCGTACAGACGTTCGTCTTCACCAACCAAGAGGCGATGGAGTCTTTGGTCGAAGCGGCAGAACTGATTCGCGAGGCGATGGACGACTCTCCTTGGAGCGAGACATTGAAAGAGGCGTGGGAGAAACTAGACTACGCGGCAAGGAATATTGGAGTGGCGGACGAGCAATGATCCCGTGTTCATTTGATGAGTCGAATGTGGTTCTGGACAAACCAGACGACATGGACCGCGATCAATGCGAGGCTTTGAGCGTCTGGCGTGGACGATCCAATGACGGCACACCGCTCGTGATATCCTGCTGGAAACTAACGCGAGACGAGCTAGAGATTCTGTTGGCCACAGGGCGAGTATGGCTGACAGTGCTCGGACAAACGAGACCGCCAGTCTCGCTCAGCATAAACAAGCCTTTTACCGAAGCGTAGAGCGATGGTCGGACAAATAACTGACGGACGAGTATCGGCGAGGTTTGGCTCGATAAATAATGTTGGCGATACCATAGGTATAGTAAATTTTATATTAAGTTTAGGCAGGATGGGAAAGGTGGGATAATGGCACGCAACGGACCACCTACGGTGTCGCGACCGTCAGCTCTACCATCGATGCCACCGAAACCGATAGAGCCGACGACAAAGACTGCCTTGCTGGAACTGATGGACGAACTGACTGAGCATTACATCGCAGGCAGGGAGCCGCCGCGCCAGATACCTAAACCCGCGAGCCTGATGGCGGGTGCACCCGCACGCGAGACGAAACGAAACTATCAGCGGCCGAAACGCCGCATACGGCTGCAGAAGTAGGAGGATAAGATCATGCCATTGCCAACGCCACGGAAAAACGAGGACCAGAAGGCATTTATCAGCCGAGCAATGGCTGACGAAACCATGCGACGAGACTACCCGGATGAGAAGCAGCGGGCGGCTGTAGCCTATAGCCAATGGCGTCGCTCTCGCCGGAAGCGACTAGAGAAGGTCCTGCTCGACACCCAAGAGAAGGTGAAGGCTCTAGTCTCTGAGCTGCGAGAAGTGACCGAGTGTCACTGGATCGAGAAGGATGAGCCGATGTTGCCGTCCGACGGTCAGTTCGTGGCCACTTGCGAGCTGTGCAAGATCGAGGACGCTGATGACCATACGTTCGTCTGGGGGCCTGTCTTGATCCCTGAGACGGTGGATAAACAGGGCGACATCATATCGGCCGAGGAGATCGAGGAGGCCGCTCACGGCTTCCTGGAGGATTCTGGGCGGCCTGGCCTATTGCACCGCGTGATGCTTGGCTCACGGGACGCGACGATCGTAGAGAGTGGGTTATTGTGGGCTCCATACAAGGTGAGCAAGGATCAGACGTTGCCGGTCGGGACTTGGGTGCTCGGGATGAACGTCTACAATGAGAAGGTGCGAAAGCTCATAATTGACGGCAAGCTAAAGGGTTACAGCATCGGAGGACAAGGCGTTGGCATCGAAGAGTAGCACGCATCTCGGGCCGCTGGAAGTCGTGCGGGCGAATGAGCAGAAGGTCGGCGAGGCTCACGAGTCGCTCGACGAACTGGTCACGCAGGCCATTCGCGGGCGAGCTCATGGTGCATTCGCTGTGCGGGTGACGTTCCGGCAAGGCAGGCTCGGGACAGTCCGTAAGATTTTGGAGCTAGACAAAAACGGCAAAGCTGACTAAACTGCACCAAAGTGAACCAACCTTGGGGACGGATTAACAGCCCCGGTAAGCATGACTTACCGGGGATGTTTTGTTACTGGAACACCGATCGATGGCCAAGACGACGAAGAAACCGAAGGCGAAGCGGCGGCTTTTCAAGGTGAAAGTGCAAGAGATCAGCTTAGTGGATTCTCCTGCCGTACCGGCCGCTCGGTTTCTGGTCGCCAAACGAGACGAGGACGAACCCATGCCCGAAGAAGTAAAGGCGGAAGTCGCCGAGGTCATCGAAGAGGTAATTGTCACGGAACCAGAACCGGTAGTTGAGCCTGTTGTCGAGCCGACGCCCGAGCTGGTCGAGGCCACGGTCGAGATCGTCAAGGCGGCCGACTCGTGGCTCAAGGCGATCAATATTCTGCGGTCCGCCGCGTCGGACATGGACCCTGGCGGCCTGGAAATGCTGGCCAACGTCATCCGGTACACGATGTATCGATATGGCGACGATGAGTCGGTGCGAACGAAACTCTCGAAGATGGGCATAGAGCCGGGCGAGTTCGAGGAAGAGGCGGACGACATCGAGAAGGCATTGAAGGTTATCGGGCCGAGCAACTTTGGTAAGATCGAGGCGGCTGCAGGGACCATCATTGCGGCAGCGACCGAGATCCAAGGGATCGCGAAGTCAGCCAAAGAGATCAAAAAACAAAACGAATCGGCGGAGGACGTAGGCGACGTCCAAGAGGAAGAGACACCGGACGTTACGCTGGCGAAAGTGAACGACGAGGGACAGTCCAAGCAGAAGCCAGGCAAGGAGAGCATACCTCGGCCGCCCAGCATCCTGGATGCGGCCGAGGCTATTTTTAAGGAACGCAAAGTCAGATCCGAGACTGAGCAAGCGTCGCGTATTGTCGCTGGCTTGGAGCGGATCGCTGAGCGTTTGGACACTGTGGAGCAACGCCAGAGCGCCTTCGCCGAAGGGCTGAAGCTGGCACGTGGGAAGGTCTAACCTTAGGAGGTTGACACATGGCTGAGGCCACCAAAACAGCCGACACGGCGGAAGGCGATCACAAAACCGCCGACAACGTGGATCTGCAGAAGCAGGCCAGCACGCTCGTTGAGACCATCGATAAGATCGGTGGACGTCTCGACACGATCGACAAGCGGCAAGAGGATCTTGCCAAGGAATTCGAGGAAGCGAAGAAGACCCAGTATCCGGCGGGTGCTCCTTACATCCGTAAGGGCGAGAGCGTCATGACCAGCCGGCCATACTCGATGATGAGGCTGGCCATCTCGTGCCGCAAGCGACTCTTGCAAGAGCGAGACTGGAACTCACACGCCAAGGTCGAGCTGGGACTGAGCGACAAACTGAAGAAGGAATATGAGGCTCACGGATACGTCGGCAACGGCGAATTGGTTCCGCTGGGCGCCGACTTGATGCCGACCAGGCCGACGAAGATCGTGGACGACAGCGGCCAGGAGCAAGAGTTGCCGGGACTGCCGGTCGAGCTGGTCAAGGAATGCCGCGACGTCATGCGGTCGTCTCTAGCCGACTTCGATACGCGAGAGTTGGACTACTTGGAGAAGAAAGGACACACGAACATCCGCAAGGACATGTCCGCCAACGTGGCGACTACCGGCGGGACGTTCGTGGCGTTTGCCGCACAAGGCGAACTGATCGACATGCTGCGAGGCGTCGAGGTCATGAGCCGTGCGGGCGCTCAAGAGATCGATCTGCCGCCTCAAGGCGCCATCCGGTTCCCGCGAGTGACGAGCGGAATCACGATCTCTGCCTACGCCGAGAACACGACACTCACCGAAAGCACGCCGGGCACGGGACACCTGCTCTTGCAGGCAAAGGCGTACAGCGGCTACGTGGACATCCCGGACGAGCTGATGAAGTTCAGCACGTCGGTGGCTGTCGAGTCGTGGCTACGTGGCGAGTTCGTCAAAGACATCGGTCTGAAAGTGGACGCCGACATGATCGCCGGCACTGGCGGTATCGGCATCCAAGGTGCGACGATGTACAGCGGAGCCAGGACTGTTATCGCCAGCACGGTTGCGGCTCAGGGCGATACGCTCGAAGCATGGGACCCTGGCAGACTGCTGGCCGACATAGCGGATCAGAACGCGCCGGTCGATAGCGGGTTCTTCTACGCTATGCGCAACACTCTATGGGACGCGTTGACTAATCGACGAGCGGACGTGCTCGTGGCAGCCGATAGTCTCGGCGGGTTCATGTTCTCAAGCGCCAACCAGGCAGTCGGGACTGGATCCGTCCGCAAGGTGCTCAATGGTCATCAGGTTATCACGAGCACGCAAGTGCCTGCCAACAGGACGAAGGGTGCGGCCACGACGCTGACTATGGTCTTCGGGGGCGTAGGCTCGCAGTGGATCATCGCACGCTCTGGCGTTGTTGACTTCGCCATGACGGACAGCGACGGGTCGAAGTTCCTTAACAGGCTCTCGACTATGCGTGGTACGCTTTATTGCGACGCCGGGCCTCGTACGGAGGCCTCATTTGGCATGATTGACGACTTGCTCAACGCCTAAGGTGTAGAATGAACGATGCCGTGGGCTAGGGTAACTCCCGAACCCCGGTTTTCTCGGACCGGCTGCCCACTTTTACTTCCGAGACTAACTGACGACTTGAGACGGCGAGGAGAACGATATGGCTAAGGCGACGGTTAAAACGGCCGACCCGATCATTGCTGCTGATGTGCGCGAGCTGGAATACGTGGACGACGACAAGTCGTACTACGTGACGTTGCAGCTCGGCGAGGCTTGCCAGTGGAGAAAGTTCGCTGGCGGGCGTTGGGTTGTGGATACTGAAAACCGATCGAGCGACTCGAACAAGAAGTTCTATCGGCATGTGCCGGCGATCTACGAGCGGGCTGGACCGTTTGTCGGGTTGACGGTCAACGGGCTCATCAGCAAGCACAACCAGTGGCGGAAGCTGAACGCGTCACACAACAAAGGCGGCGAGATCCAACGTCAACTCTTGGTCCTGGCGACCGAAGAGACTACGGACCCGCCTGCCGATCCGTCACACAGCGAGCCGGCGATGGGCCGAATGATACGAAGCATCGTCAGGGAAACGGTGTGTGCGGTCATGGACGAGATGACGAAGAAGTAAACACTTGCCGTCCTCGATCGGCGGCGAGATGACATGAGGAGGGCTGAAACATGCCAGCAGGAGGAGCCGACCTACAAGGTCTATTCACGGTCGGGCAGAGCATTGCTCCGCAGACCGCCACGGCGACCATCACGGGCAGCGGTATTGACTTTCGAGACTGCGGTCCTGAAGTGACTGCGGCCGAGTGTATCGGCGTCAACCCTGGCAACGATACGACCTTGGATACGACGTTGCAAGAGTCGCAGGACGATGGCGTTTTGGATGCCTACGTCGCGATCACTGGCGCGGCATTTACTCAGGTCGTGGGTGATACCGAGAACCAAGTGACATGCCGAACGTTCTACAACCGGGCCGAGCGATACGTGAGGGCGCTGATGACTGTCGCCGGCACCTCGCCGACGGC